AAAGTGGGGAACTTGGGCTATGAAAAGGTTTTGCGAATTAGAGAATAAAAATCTAATGCAGCTAATTGAGGTTTTATCTGGAGGGGTTTATGACTTAGATACAATCGTTCATATCGTACAAGCCGCAGCAGAAAGTGGATGCAAGAGCCTTAAAAAGCCTATTGACTTTGATGAATTTGATGTGTGCGAATGGATAGATCAAGTTGGTGGGTTATCTGCAAAAGATGGACAATTGGTTGAGTTTATGAGATATATGCAAGACTCAATGACTCCAGATTTAAAGCCAGAAAAGGAAACGGACGAAAAAAAAAATTAGGGTTTTATAGTTGGGACTCAATAATTATTCTCGCTATTGAAGTTGGCTTAACGATTAACGAGTTTTGGCAATTGACGTGGCGAGAATTTTTATTATATAAAACGGCTTATCAAAACAAAGAGGTAAGGGAGTGGGAAAGAACAAGGATGGTGGCTTATTTGATTTATAAAGTAAATACAAGTGAGAAAAGTCCAAAGAGCTTAAAATCGTTTTTCCCTTTGCCAAGTGATGAAGTTGAAGAAGATAAGCCAAAACTGACGCAAGAACAATTGGCAAGGACATTAAAGTTGTATGGAGTAAAATAATAAAATGGCACAAGAAACGTTAAAAATTACGATAACCGCAGACAATCAACAAGCGGTTAAAAATATACAAGAAACAGTAACTGCAACAACAAAGTTAGGTACTGCATTTAAAACGTTGCCAAGTACAAGCAATCAAGCTACAAATGCTTTAACAAACTTATCAAGGGTTGCGCAAGATGCTCCTTACGGATTTATAGGTATTGCGAATAACTTGAATCCATTATTAGAATCATTCCAAAGATTAAGTAAAGAGGCTGGGGGTTCTGGTGCTGCTTTAAAAGCAATGGCTGGTGGTTTAATGGGGCCAGCTGGTATTGGTTTAGCTTTGGGTGCAGTTTCTTCTATATTAGTCGCATTTGGTCCTAAAATAGCAGATTTTATAAGCGGTACAACTGAAGCGTCTAAGGCTGAAGATAAATTTGCACAAAGTTTAAGAGATGCAAGAGCCGAAGCAAGTGAAACAGGAATAAGATTACAAGCATATTTAACAATAAGTCAAAATGCAAATGTAAGCGAAGAAAGGAGGGCAGAGGCATTTAAAGCGGTTGTAAATGAATTAAGCAAGGTAAATAAAGCATACGCATCAACAATTACAACTGTTGACCAAGCAAGAGGCGCAGTTGAATTATATACACAAGCGTTGGTAGCACAAGCAATTACTACAAGATATATTGATGAAATTGCTAATAAGACAATTGCTTTAGCTGAAGCAAATAAAAAAATAATACAAACAGGAAGGGAATATTATGCAACATTAGAGTCAACTAAATTAGCAATTAATGGATATGCAGACGCATCGGTTTATCAAGCGAGTGCAATTGCTAAAGCAAAGGATGCTAACATAGAGGCAAGAAATGAAGCATTGGCATTAAGAAGTGGAATTATAGGTTTAAGAACAGAGGTAAATAATTTATATGTTAGTGCATCTGGGAATCCTTTTTTTAATTTTATTAAAGGTGCAGATGATACAACAAAAGCAACCGATAAGGCAACTAGAAGTGTTGAAAAATTAGGTAAACAAGCAAGAGTTTTAAAGGTTAGTACAACTCAAATTATACAAACCGAAAATGAAATAAAAACACCTGCAACACCAAATAACTTAAGTAAGGATTTACCAATGTTTGCTCAACAATATAATGCTGAACAAATATTTAAAAATGAAGCGGCATTAAAAGCATATAATACTCAATTACAATTAGCAAACGGAATTACTGATACAATTACACCAGCATTTGAAGCAATGTTTCAAGCTATGGCAAATGGTGAAAATATAGGAAAAGCATTAGAGGAATCATTTAAACAAATTATTGCTCAATTGACTGCAATGATTCTTAAGGCTTTAATATTTAAAGCTGTTATGACTGCATTGGGATTGCCAACTGTAGGTGGAGGTGGAGGTTTAACAAGTTTAGCAAGTGATTTTGGCTCTACTCAAAATGGAGGTCAATTTGTATTAAGAGGACAAGATTTATTATTAGCTACAAATAGAGCGCAAAAGGCATCTAATCTTAAAGGACAAAACATTAGTTTAGCATAATGGCATACGGATTAAGATATACAATAACGCAAGAGTTAAGAAATGAAACATCATTAATAGTTAAGATATACGAAAAAAGCTATGTTGGTGCAACAGTTACTCCATATATAGGAACAAATGTTTCTTTAGTACCAAATGCTACAAATGAAGACCCAATTGCTTTTATAATATCTTCGCAGTTAAATGTGTCTTTTATTATATCAGATCAAGACGATTACGATAATTTCCCAGACTTATTAAACTTTGATGAAACAAAATATTACGTTGAATTAGTTATTGATAACGTAATCAAATGGAGAGGTTTTTTACTTAACGATTATCTTCAAGTTCCATTTACAACAGGTAACCAAGAAGTAAGTATGACTTGTATTGATGGACTTTCATTTTTAAGATATATATATTATGATGGTGATGTAAATGTAAATTCATTAATTAAATTAATTGACATTATTGGTATTTCTTTAAATCAATTGCCATTTGAAGATATGATATTTATTTATGCTTGTTGTTCTTACTATGCAGATGGAATGTTTGACAGAGGCGATGCTGGTGGAGATGAACCATTTAGTCAAACGTATCAATACAAAAGGGATTTTTATAAATTAGATTATTATACTATTTTAGAAAATATAATTAAGACTTTTGGTTGTAGGTTATTCCAAGCAAATGGAGATTGGTATATTTTGCCAATGAATCAACAAGCTGACACAATATATTATACAAGATATGTTGTTGAAGATGCGCCAAGTGTAAGTGGTAATGGTACATTAGCAAATACAATAAACATTCAACCTTATCAAGATGGTAATGTTCATTTTGTAAATAATAGTCAAACCAAAATAGTAAGAAAAGGATTCCCAACTATTGAATCAACTTTGCCGTATAATTACGCTGCAAATTATATATATAATGGAACTTTTAAATTTACTACTGGTTCTGGTTCTTCATTAAGAGCGAATGGCTGGAGTGAGTTTGAGGTTGCCCCATCAAGAGCAACTTTGGTTATTTTAAATGAAGACCAATCAAATAGGTATGAAGTTTTTTATTTAGGTGGTAGCACCAATGCTTATATACAAAACTATTTTGCATTGCCTACGGCTTATGAATATTTGCCAAAAATGTATGGCACAAAGGCTACTTTATCTTTTGAATTACAAGGTGCAAATGCTGGAGATAAAATAAGAGTTTATATAACGGCTTTTATCGGTGGTGTAACTTATTATTTAAGAGATAATAATGTTTGGTCAACTTCAGTACATTTTAGGGATGTTACATATAATACATTTAATACTTATGTTAATAATACTATTGATATACCAATGGGTTATTCACAAGATTTAAGTTTAGTTATTGAAGGATTAATAGGTGTTAAGTTTGAAGCAGCAAATGGCGCAACAGGTGGATATATAAAGAACGTTAAGCTAACGCAAAATGATGCATCAATTAAACAGGTTGTATTAACAAGGAATATTGGTGCAACATCACAAATTGCAACAGATATAGACATTCCTTATAGTGCGATTTATCCAAATCAAGGTGCATCACCAATACAAAATAATGTAGGTTTATTATTTGATGAAGAAGGTATTATTTGGAGGGATTGGTACAGATATGGTTACCCACCAGAAGATTTTGGTATGTTGGCTGAATTAGTTATGCGCCAATATTCAAATTTATTAAATAAGAATATAGCTACTTTAGAAGGTGATTTGGGAGCAATATCTGGAACAAATGGATTTATTTATCTTGATAAAACATATACAATACAAGATTCAAGCACAAATGCTTTGTCTTATAATGGTAAGAAGTTTTTAATAAATAGGCTTACATCAAATCCTTATATGGATGAAACAAGTCAAATACAACTTTTAGAGATTACAATGGTTGATAATGCTTCAACTGCTACTGTTGATTACATTGGAGATGTTACCATAGAAACTCCAAAAAGATATTTTAATAATGCGTAAATTTGTAATATGGCAGCAGTAATAGGAAATAACGTAATGCTTTATTGGCATAGAACAGATGTTGACCCAGAGGTTGATGTTGCTTTTGCGTGTAGTACAAATTGTACGTTTAATGTAAGCGTAGACCAAAAAGAGGTAACAAGTCAATCAAGTGCTTGGTTTAGAGAATATAAAAACGATGTGGCTACTTGGAATGTAACTTGTGATGGTTTGATTACTTTGACTGGTTTTTCTTATTTGTTTATGCTTGAAAAGCAGTTAGCAAGAGAACCAATAGAAATTAAGTTCGTAGTGGATAACGGGGTTGATGGTTTAACAATTATTAACGGAACTTGTAATATATCAAGTTTAGCAATAAACGCACCTTATAAGGATGTGGCTACATATAACGTAAGCCTACAAGGTACAGGTGCATACAATACAACAGGAACGGAGGTTGACCCAAGCGGTGTGATTATAGTAGGTGCAAATCCTGTTAAGACAAAAGGTTACACGGCAAGTGGTGGGGAAACATCAATTACTTTTGCTGACACAATCGGATATGCTTGTTTGTACGTTTCAAGAGGTGGTGTGGATGCACAAAACATTTTAACAACAGGAACTCCAACGGGTGATGATGTTAAGTTTATAAGTTCAACTGGGGTTCTTACTTTTGGTAGACCTTTAGAATCTGGTGAGTATATTCGTGGATTATTTCAATAAAATATTATGAGTCAATTACAAGTAACAGGCGAAGCAAAGATTAGGGATATACAAGGTCCAGTAGTGGCTAATAGTGGTGTAATAACCGCTTTAGATGGTGCTGCTTCTCAATATGTACGAGGGGATGGTACTTTAGCAGACTTCCCAACATCAAGTGGTGGTGGTAGTTCGGTTAGTTACTATCTTAACTCAAGTGTTTCACAAGGTACAATAGGAGGGGTGGCTTATAGAGAGTTAAGTAAAGAACCAATTATAGGTACTGGGACTGACATTGCTATTGCAGCTAATGGATATGTAGCGAGTTATTTAACCGATGCTAATGACCCAGATGTATTATCAATTCCTGGCGGTAACTTTAATTGTGAGTTTTATTTTAGTGTTAGTAACGATACAGGCAATCCTTTTTTCTATGCAGAACTTTATAAGTATGATGGTACAACTTTTACCTTATTAGGGTCAAGTGTTGGTGTTCCAGAATATATTAATCAAGGTACTATCATAGCACCTTATTATTTTGCTATTCCTGTTCCTACAAGCGCTTTAGCAGTAACGGATAGGTTAGCAATTAGAATCTATGTAAACGTAGATAGCAGAACAGTTACTTTGCATACGGAGAATAGCCATTTATGTCAAGTAGTCACTACTTTGTCAAAGGGAATGGTTTCTTTAAATAACTTAACTGACCAATCACAATATATAACAACAGGTACAAGCGGTACTGACTTTAACATTGTTTCAAGTGGCGATACGCATACTTTTAACATACCAAGTGCAAGTGCTTCTAATAGGGGTTTAATAACAACAGGCAGTCAAACGATTGCAGGAATAAAGACTCTTAGTGTTCCTTCACAATTTGAACAAGGTTTATATTTAAAACAAAATATGAATCTATTTCAAGCTGGATATATTGGATTAGGTGCAAGTACAACAGGATTGATAGTTGGATTAAGTGGCGGTGGTTTTGGTACTTTAAATTTTAATAATACAACTTCATTTACTTATACCTTCCCAGATGCAACAGGAACAATTGCGCTTTTAGAAGGAACTCAAACATTTACTGGCGCAAAAACGTTTACTCAAAATTTATCATTAGATGGTAATGGAAGCAACGCTGGTACTTTATTGTTAAAAAGTAATTCTGCTTTACCAACTGCAATTGGTTATACAGGTATAAATTCAACTAATAATAGTATATATTTAACCACATTTGTAAGCAATCCAAAAACTGCTGCATTAGACTTAAGTGGATTAAGTGATAATATAATAAGAACTTTTACTTTTCCAAACGCAAGTGGTACTTTAGCATTGACAAGTAACCTTAGTAGTTATGTGCCTTATACTGGCGCAACAACTAATGTTGATTTAGGCGCAAGGAATTTATCTTCTTATGCAGTTAATGTTAATGGGGATGGTACAAGTGGTGGTGCTTTAAATTTAAAAATGTATAATAGTCTTACACTTGCTGGTGTAGGTTATTTATCAATTTATGCTCAAACTGATTACTATTTTGCTTTAGCTTGGAATTTTGTTAGTGGGACAAAACAAGCTATTTTTAATAACGTTTTAATTCCAATTAATAATACAAGATATTACAATTTACCAAATGCAGATGGTACTTTAGCCCTTACAAGCAACCTATCTGCTTACCTACCTTTATCTGGCGGTACACTTACTGGTGCTTTAAGTGGTACAAGTATTAGTCTTTCTCAAGATATTAATTTAGAAAATAACAAATATATATATGCGAAAAAGTCTAGTGGTGCAACTACGTTTAATATTTTAGGAATTAATTTATCAGACAAAGTTTCAATTGATGCCACTGGAATGGGTACAGTATTTGGCGGTGCTTTAAGTGGTACAAGTGCTACGTTTAGTGGTAATGTTAGTATAAATGCTAATAGTGCAAGATTAACTGTTTCGGAAAGTGGCGGTGCAGAAGTTAGAGTAACAGCTGGAGGAAGTAGTGGTTTTATTGGAACTTATTCAAATCATTCTCTTACATTTTTAACTAATAGTACAAATGCATTAACAATAGCTTCTACTGGTGCAGCTACATTCTCAAGTAGTGTACAAGCTGCCACTGAATCAAACTTTGTAGGTACATCAGCAAATACAAGAATACTTGTAACGGCATCTGGAGTAGCAAATACTGTTTTAGGTTTTAATAATTCAGGAAGTACTGTAACAGGTGTATCAAATAATACAGGATATGTAGGAGTTTTACAAGGATACCCTTTAGCTTTTATTACTGATTCAGTAGAACGTATGCGTATCACAAGCGGTGGTAACGTTGGGATCGGAACGAGTAGTCCAACGGCTGGTAAATTTGTTGTATTGAGTAGTGATACAACAATTAGTATGTATGGACAAAATATAAGTAGTTCTACTACTTTAGGAGATTCTTTTGTAACAAGATTTAGAAATGGTTTTGATGGAAATGGCGTATATTCGTTAGCTTCTTTTCAAGTACAAAATTCATCTGGTGTTGACCAAATAGCTTTTATTGGAGCTCAATCTGTAAGCGGTGCTTCTACATATCAACCAAATATTATTTTTGGTGTAAGAAATGGTGCTTCAACATATGCTGAATATATGCGTATCACAAGCGGTGGTAACGTATTAATGGGAACTACAACAGATATTGGTCAACGTTTACAAGTTAGTGGTGGTTATATTACTCAAATTGATGGTGGAGTAAGAACATTTCTTGGATATGATGGTGGAGGTTCATTAGTAGGTACAACTACTAACCATTATTTTAGGTTTATTACTAACGATACCGAACGTATGCGTATTACATCTGGGGGTGATGTTGGAATAGGCAAAACTGGTAGTGTAACTGGATTAGATGTGTATTATGCTAATACAGATTGTATTAATTCAAGAACTGGTGCTGCTGCTGGTAATGCTCGTTCACTTTATACAGGTTGGAATAGTGCGAGTGCTACAACTTCTGGTAATTTAGCATTTAATGTTACAAGTAATGGTAATGTTACAAATAGTAATAATAGTTATGGGTCTTTATCAGATATTAAGTTAAAAGAAAATATTATAGATACAACTCCTAAACTTGAAGATTTATTAAAAGTAAGAATTGTAAACTATAATCTTATAGGTCAAGAATCAAAGCAAATAGGTGTAATTGCTCAAGAGTTAGAAGAAGTGTTTCCATCAATGATTGAGGAGTATTTTGATAAAGATGAAAATGGAGAAAATTTAGAAACAATGAGCAAAGGTGTTAAATATTCAGTATTTGTACCAATACTTATAAAAGCCATCCAAGAGCAACAAGCACAAATAGAAGAATTAAAAGAATTAATAAAAAATAAATAAAATGAAAACAATTCAACCAGTCTCAATTTGGGACAACGGACAAGTATTAGAGGCTAAGATTTTAAACGCTTATGCCGTAATTGTAACTTTAGGAACAAGTGCTACTTTTTATTACGCTTTATTTGCTGAAAATGCAGATGGCAGTCAAGGTAGTCAAGTTGCTCAAGGTAACTTATATATGACAGGCGAAGCATACACTCAATGGACTGTGGATTCTTATGCTTGGGATTGGGTTGCTGCTGAACTTAACCTAACAATCATAGGTGATTATGTACCTCCTGTACCTCCTCAGCCAGAGCCTACTCCAGAACCAATTGTTGAAGAAGATATTGAACAATCAATTTAATTGAATATTTAACTATATTTGTATATAAAATAAAAACTATGATAACAATTAATCAAGAACAAATCAAGGAATTAGAAGCGTTTATCAACACTATCCCAACTGCTTATGGTTTACCATTATTGCAGTTCTTAGGTAAGTTAAACGCAGAACAAAATCCACCACAAGAAACAACTGAAGCGTAATGGTACATAATAGCAATCAATCGGACTTATTAACTATTGTTAGCGGAACATCCGCATTTATTAGTGTTGCAAATGTGCAGCCCATAGTTTCACTTATAGCGAGTTTGATTGCTATTGTTTCTGGTCTTTTAGCAGCAAGATATTACATTAAGGCTACCAAAAGATTTAAGTAATGAAAGAGATAGTAATCGTTCTATTAGTGGCGGTTCTAATCTTTTTTATTGGAAGTGATGCACGATACACTAAAAGTGAACCTGTAATCATAACTGATACAGTTTACCAAGAGAAAACTTTTACTAAGTTTATAAAGGGAAATTCAATCCCTTTTGTCGTTTTAGACACAATTTACATAGTTGAAACGGACACAATTACAATCGTAAAGGATTATAACCAAGTAAAGGTTTATTCCGATACTATGCGCATAGACTCTATTGGATACGCATACATTCAAGATACAATCAGTCAAAACAAGATACAAGGCAGAAGTTTTAGTGCCAATTTTAACCTTCCTACTATAACAATTACCAAATTAATAGAGCCAAAGTCAAAGAACCAGCTTTATTTGGGGTTTATAGGCGATTTAAAGCACTCAAATGGTCAAATTGGTATTGGCGGTTCAATTGCCCTTAAAACGGCTAAAAACACCTTATATACGGCAACGGCAACAATGAACGGATATTCCTTTGGGTACTATAAAAAGTTTTAATATGAAAAAGTTTATTATTTCAATGTTTAGTGATGAAGTTGGAGCAATGAGCCACAAAAGGATTTTAGCTTTTATTGGTTCAATTTGTCTTTATATTACATTTTTAATAACTAAAAGCGACCATTTAGGCGATTTAGTTTTTTATATGAGTATGGCATTTGCAGGTTTAACAACAATTGATAAATTTAGTAAATAATGGAAAACAACGAAAAAAGAGCATTTACAATTGGTTTTGTATTGTGGGTTATTGGATTAGTTTACTTTATAAATCAAGTATTATGATATCCAAGAAGGCAATTGAAATGATTATTAAGCACGAGGTCGGAGGCAGAGCCGTGTACGAAAAAAGATACCAAAAGCCTATTTGGGCTGGAGGCGATTCTGGATGTACGATTGGCTTGGGCTATGATTTGGGTTATGTAACCGAAAAGCAGTTCTTTAGCGACTGGCAAGGCTTAAATTTAAACTTTATTAATGCGTTAAGAAAAGTGGTAGGGATAAAAGGCGAAGCCGTAAAATCAATGATGCGTGGCGAAATACTACAAGTTAGGATTCCATACAATTTTGCATACGATGTATTCGTTAATAAGTCGCTACCTAAATACTATGCTTTGACAAAGGCAATTTATCCAGAACTTGACACCTTAAACGAGGACACAAAAGGTGCGTTGGTTTCAATGATTTATAACAGGGGTGACAAGTTAGATGGCGATAGGCGAAAGGAAATGAGGGCAATAGTTAATCTTGTGGCAAAAAAAGACTACGAGGGCATAGCTGACCAAATAGAAAGGTCTAAAAGACTTTGGGAAAATGTCGGACTTGATGGCTTGGTCAAACGTAGAGAAGAAGAAGCAGACCTAATTCTAAATAGTATCGCATAAAACCAAAACTATGGCAACAACAAAAACAAAACGCAGAAGGCTTTTTTTTGACATTGAAACAAGTCCAAACATTGGTTTATTTTGGGAAGCTGGTTATAAGAAAAACATTGACTATTCAAACATAATACAAGAAAGGGCAATTATTTGTATTTGTTATAAATGGGAAGATGATAAGGAGGTATATGCTTTACAATGGGATGCAAAGCAGAATGATAAAAAAATGCTTGAACAGTTTATTGAGGTTGCAAACGTAGCTAATGAATTAGTAGGGCATAATGGAGATAAGTTTGATTTAGCTTGGATTAGAACAAGATGCTTATTTCATAAAATAGAAATGTTCCCAAAATACACAACAATTGATACATTAAAGGTTGCAAGGCAAAAGTTTAGGTTTAATTCTAACAGGCTTAATTATATAGCTGATTTTTTAGGTATAGGACAAAAGATTAAAACAGAATATAGTCTTTGGAAAAATATTCTATTGCACAAAGACAAAGCTGCAATGGAGGCTATGATTAAGTATTGTAAAAAAGATGTGATTTTATTAGAAAAGGTATTTAAAATGCTTTCAAATCATATAGAGCCTAAAACTCATTATGGGGTAATATTTGGAGAAGATAGAGGCAGTTGTCCAGAGTGCGGTTCGGATGATTTAATCAGAAATAATAAGGTTGTAACGGCTACTGGTTTGACAAGAATTCAATATAAGTGCAAAACTTGTAATAAATTTCATTCAAGAACTGATAAGTAATCGTGTTTAACCACGTATCTTTGTAAGAAAATATCTTATGAAATTATGTAGTAAATGCACCATTGAAAAGGATTTAACTAATTTTTACAAGCATAGTGCAATATGCAAGGAATGTAGAAATGAAAGAACGAGGATTTATAGATTAAATAATGCTAATCTATGGACAAGAAGGTATGAAAAAACTAAAAAAGGGTTTTTGGTTAGAATGTATAGGAATATGACAAGTAGGGTTAAGGGTGTGCAAAAAGATTATATACATATCTATCAAGGGTTGGATATTTTGCCAAAGGAACAATTTTATGAATTTGCGTTAAATAATAGTGAATTTCATAAATTATTTGAACAATGGGAAAATGCTTTATATCAAAGAAGGTTATGTCCAAGTATTGATAGAATAGATACTAAATTTGGATATACATTAGGAAACATACAATTTTTAACTATGTCTGAAAACGCATCAAAGACATCAAGAAGGAAATATAAATAATTATGAGATACCCTAAAAACTTTGCAAAATTGACACCAATACAACAAGAGCAATGGTTAGTTACTAAACTAATTGAACTCCACAACTTAGAGCAAGAGATTAAGTTAACCTTAGGCAAGATAAGAGGTGGCGAGAAACTTATATTTAAAGAAATAGATAGACCAGACTTAGCTTTAATGAAAGATGAAGATTAAAGTAATATATCGCAAATTAGGTAGGGAACAGGCTCACGGCATTGCTGAAAGTGATGGTGTAGTTTATATTGACTCACGGCTAAAGGGCAAGAAGCAGCTTGAAATCCTGTTACACGAG